TTGATTTAACCGAGGATTTTGAGAACTATAATGACTACTACTGAAGAGCGCACGGCCTACGGGGAGAGGCTATACATCGTGGACTATATCGAATACCGCGCCAACCGGACGCAATCACATGACGCTAAGGTTGCGTTGCTTGTGCTGGCCTCGGACTTACGGGCGGAGTTCCACCTTCCGGGGGGCACAACCGATGACACAAGTAAAAGTTCAGACAGATAAAGTAATGGATGGGCTGCTCCCAGTATTCGTAATTGCTTTCTTTGAAGAAGGTGATGAGGGCGCAGTATTATCGACGCAACTTTATAATGAATTACCTGATACGGACATGAAAGTAGCGTTGATTGATGCGGCTGTTGATATGCTGATGCAGAAGCGGGACCAAATGGTTGTGAGGGAGTTAAACTAATGAAGTTCAAGACGCTGTATGAGGCGGGGTTTAAAGACCTTGTGTCGGTGATCCCGCCCAACGCCGAGTTGTCAGCCATGTCCAAAATCCAAGCCGACCAAGCGGGCAAAGCGCCGGGGCGGCAGAATGCACAAGGCACTTGGGGCGGCTATGGCTGGCAGGATTACACGCCGACGCCGAATGATGTGGAGCGGTGGGACCGGAGCCACGCTAATATCGGCCTGAAGGCAAGCAAGTTCCCTGCGGTTGACATTGATGTTGTTAACGAGGGGCTGGCTCGGGTCATTGGGGATATGGCGGTCAAGGCATTGGGCAAAGCACCGATGCGGATCGGGCGCTACCCCAAGCGGCTCCTCATGTATCGTACCGAGGAGCGCATCGGGCGTATGCGGGTGCGGTTCAAGGACGGCATGGGCGTTGAGCAGCTTGTCGAGTTCCTTGGCGACGGCCAGCAATATGTGATCGGCGGTATCCACCCCATCACAAAGGAACCCTATAGCCTCAATGTCGATCTTGAAGTTAAAGGTCCGGCCTCTCTCAAGAAGGTTACGACAGATCAGGTGGAGAAGTTCTTCGCTGATCTGACCGAGACGCTTGAGATGATGGGCTGCGAGATCATTCACGCAGACAAGACAGCCGAGCGGGCGCAAGAGCGCAAGTCGATTGACCAAACTGGTTTAATCGCGCCGAGCGTGCAGCACGTTGCGGGGGTTGTGACAGCAATCCCGAACACGACGGAGCATTTCCCTGATCGGGACGATTACATTCGCATGGGCTATGCCATCAAGGCAGCGTGCGGTCCCGACAATGAGAGCGATGCTTTTGAAATCTTCTCGTCATGGGCGGAGCGTTGGGAAGATGGCGTCAATAGTCTCGATACTATTGAGGCAGACTTCGGGCGTATGCACCCGCCGTATGAACTTGGCTGGGATTGGCTGGCCGACAAGGCGGCTAAGTTTGGGCTGAAGCGCGAGGTCGATGAGTTCGACGTGGCTGACTTCAGCGATGAGGAGTTTGGGGTTGTAGCTACATCCGGCGAAACGCCCGTCGAGTACAGCGACATTGCATTGGCGCAGCGCGTTGCACGCTTACACGTTTCGGATATTCGATACGTTGTTGGCGGCATGGGCTGGATCGCGTGGGATGGGTTCAAGTGGGCGAAGGATATTGCCAATAAGCACACCGAACTTACTCGGCGTGTTTGTGCGCAAGCGTCTGCCGAGGCGCTAGACAAGATCACAAGCCCACAAAAAGCAGAGCGGATCGCGCAGCGTGTGGCGTCCTACAATGTGATCGCAAACGTAGCGAAACTCGCAGCCATTGAGCCGACAATGCAGGTAACGACGGAGCAACTCGACGCGGACATCTACTTGCTCAATACCAAATCGGGCATGGTGGACCTGCGCACGGGGAAGCTGTTGCCGCATGATCGTTCGCGCTTAGCTACCAAATGCACAGCCGTTGAGGTGGACTTCACGAAGCCTGCCCCGCAATGGCAAGCGTTTCTCAATGAGGCGTGCAACGGTGATGCTGAGATGATCTCTTACCTTCAAAGGTTGGCGGGCTATTCGGCGACAGGTAGCACTAAGGAACACGTGCTGGCCTTCGCGCATGGCTCGGGAGGCAATGGCAAAGGGACGTTCCTTGGCGCGGTAGGAAACATCCTTGGCGATTATGCCGCCGTAGCTAGTGCGGACGTATTCTTGGCGTCGGCTTCGCAGAGGCATCCTACGGAACTTGCATCGCTCATGGGGGCGAGGCTTGTTCACGCGCAGGAGATTGATCCGTCGCGCAAGTGGGACGAAGCCAAGGTCAAGTCGTTGACAGGCGGCGACAAGATTAGCGCGCGGTTCATGCGGCAGGACTTGTTCGAGTTCCAGCCGCAGTTCACGTTGGTTATTGCGGGCAATACCAAACCCGAGATTACTAACGTGGATGACGCTATGCGGCGGCGTATGCACCTGATCCCGTTCGAGACTAAGCCCGCCCGCAAGGACGTGGACTTGCCGGACAAGCTGAAAGAGGAATATCCGGCGATCTTGGCGTGGATCATCGAGGGGGCCAAGGCTTGGCTTGAGCAGGGACTAAATGCCCCGGCTGTGGTTGTCGCTGCAACGGAAGAATATCTGGCTGGCGAGGATGCGCTGGCCCGATGGATCGCCGAGCGTTGCGTGGCCGGGGAAGACAATGAGATGACGACACATGAGGCGTTCTCCGACTTCCGCGATTGGTGCAGGGAGAACAACGAGGTCAAGGGGCGTGATTGGTCGCAGCGTAAGTTCAATGCCGAGATGAAGACGCATGGCTTTGAACCCACAAGAGATCGGGCGACACGTACGAAGCGTGTGTTCCGTGGTCTTGAACTTCTCATAGGCGATGAAGATCACCGGGTTATCAACGCGATGATCGAGGAGCGGCAAGCCGATGAGTTCTTTGGCTTTGAGATTGAGTTCAAGCCCGGCGATTTGGAAGACGATGAGTAAACCTAACGAGAAAGGGTGCAAAGCTATGTATGGTAAGGATTATGCAAGGTATAAGGACATCTCGGACGCGCTAAACGAGCGTGCCACACCCGGCGCTGATCCCGTAAATAGTCCCTCGCACTATAACAGCGGAAGCATCGAGGCTATCACAGCGATTGAAGCGTCGATGGCTCCGCTGGCATATGAGGGCTATCTCAAAGGGAATATCATGAAATATTTGTGGCGCTATGAGAAGAAGGCCAAGCCCGTTGAGGACTTAAAGAAGGCGCGATGGTATCTCGACAGGCTCATCTCGGCTTGGGAGAAAGAGGTTTGAGGGGGCATGAAGCCCCCTCTTTTTTATAGGCTTCCCGGCGCTGCGTAGCCCGTTACATTTTTAAAAGCGTCACGTGCCTCGGCTTCTGTATCAAAGCGACCAAGGAAAACGCGTTCGCCCTTGACGATGGCGTTAGCTTCAAACAGCGTAACGCCCATCTTATGGAAGGTCATGCGGCCCACACCATGCGCCGGGACTTGATTGTCCTTACGGGGAACGGGCTTGCGTGTCACACGGTCACGTGTGCGCAGAGGCGCACGGACTTCTAAATTGTCCCAGCGGTTATCAAGTTTATCGCCGTTGATATGGCGGATAGGGTGCTGAGGCCATTCGCCAGTCATCATGTTCCAGATGATCCGGTGGGCCAATGTATAAGAGCCATTGAGTTTGACGTTGTATCCGCCAGCGACAACCGTTCCCGCTGGGCGTCCGGCGGGGAGCGATCCTCTCGGCTGGCGGTAGGTCAGGGTTCCGGTGTCCGGGTCATAATCGAATGTTTGTTTTAAGGTCTCATGAATTGACATGGGTATTGCTCCTTCGGGCCGGGTTTGAAAGCCCGTGCCGGGTTTGATAAGTTTCGGGCCGGGTTTGGCTTGGCGAAAAACCACGCAAAACTGCCATCCGTGCATGGTTGGGCCGGGAGTGCATGGTTTTTGCCCAATGACCTCCTATACACATGGGTGTTTATATATACTATACGTATATAAGGTAATTGTAAACACCCAAAGTGCATAGGACGTTGTGAGAAAAACCCGGCACTCCCGGTACAACCATGCACGGATGGCAGAAAACAGCCATTTTTAGAGAGGCCAAACCGTGCACGGAAATTTGCAAACCCGGCCCGAAAGGGTCAAACCCGGCACGGATTGCAGTTTTCCGTTAATCGTCGTCAAACACGCCGGGTAAGTCGTCCGCATCGAGGTTATGAGAGCCGACTTGCTTTGGGGGTGTGAGGTCGATGGTGACTTCTGGTTCTTGCTCATGAGGATTAGAGCCATCGAGGCTATGAGGATTAGAGGACGCCAAGTTTAGCTGGCGCAGAGCGTCCAAGTGTAGTTGGTTCACGTTGACTTGTACCGCTGCGGTCGGCTTGGCTTGGAACTTCTCAGGAGCCGCAATGCCAGCGAGCCATTTGCGAGTTTCAATCTTGAGCCGATCAGAGTTGGCCGAGAGGTTGTCCGATGCGTCCGCAATGTCGAGGCATTCGTCGGCCCATTGATCCGCCGCGATTGCCCGCGCCTGTTTGAACCGCTCTTCGCGGTCGGGGTCTTTCCTGATCCAGTGGTAGAGGGAGAGGTTGCTGATCTTTAGTTCGCGGGCGAGGCCGGCCATTGTCATGCCGCTGGCAATCTTTTCGAGAAGAACAGTCTCGCCTACCTTGTCGAGATTAGATGCAATCGTGCGGCGTTTAATATGTCCCGCCATGTCTTATCCTTTCATTGCCGTTAAAAGCCCATATAAAGCCCATAGAGAGGCATAGAGGGCGATTGCTAGGTTACGGTCCCGTTTATAATTAGGCACGCCCAGCGGCCTTTAAAAACGTTTCTAGCAGCATAGAGACGGGGGCCGGAATGCTTCGGCCTCCCTGTTCATAGTATTGTATCGACCTCTCAGAGAGGCCGATCTTATACGATAATTGCGCTTGCGTCATCTTGAGGCGCTCGCGCGTCTCTTTGAATTGTTCGGGGGTCATGCTGCTTGCTCCTTGGTTTGCGCAGTTTCGTATGCGGGTCGATCAAAAACTAATTCCGCGCGGCTGAAGCTGTCAATTTTCCGCACAAACTTGCGCTGATGACTGCCTGTCACTTTCGCCAGATAAACAAAGCCCTTCGCGGCCATGTCGCGTTCGGTTGCAGAATAGCGGGTCATGACCGAACCTGCCGGATCTTAAATCGAACGCGATAGGGCTTGTAAGGGTGAGCCGGACTTGTTTCGATCTGGCGGGCGTATGCGCGCGCCTCGTCTAAGCCCTCGACATACTCAACGGCGTGATTATCGCGGGGGTCTATAATTGCGTATATTGGTTCATGGGTCATGCGTCTTGCTCCTCTTTCCGATAACCTTCAATCATGTGTTCTGCGATTTCATACCAATTAACGTCGGCAAGAAATGCTTCGGCATAATCTTGCGCAAGGCCGGTCGCCTGTTCCGCGATCATATCTAAAGTCCCGTTGCGCAAATCCTGCCCCAAATCATAGGCGTCCCAATCGCCGTCCGATGCGAAATCCTTACCGTCGAACATTTCCAGATTGACGCGCCATGTCGCGTAATTCGTCCAGCCGTTGTAAGTTTTGTCAGACATAGTCTTTCCTTTCCCTTTTTGGCCTAGCGCCACAGTTACCGCGCGCCCGTTAATGACGCGCGGCAATTAGGCGTTAGGCAAAGTAAACGCTAAGCGCCATATCGGTTAAAATCGAACGCCCGCCGTCATCCGGGTCAAGCGACACTTCGTCTAACGCTCCGATAGTGTCACGGATTGAGGCTTCGTCATCGCCGGGCTGGAAGTAAACTTCCACGCCTTGCGGGTTGCGGATAACTAGCCCGTGACGCAATGCGCAATAAGCGTAACCGCCGCCAATGGGCATGTAGCTTGTGCCGATAAAATCTTGAGTAGCTTTAGGCATAATCTTCCCTTTTCCTTTTACTTAATAACCAAAAAGCTATCGCTTGCCACAGTGATACGCCCGCAAGGTAACTTAATGCGGAAATAGTGGCGCTCCATCCCGGCACGACCAAGAATAGTTACAGGCGTTTCGCGTTGCGTGAAGCGGTCAATCTGCCGGATAAGATAAGCGTTCATGTCACTTCCCCTTATAGTTACGGATTGCGTCGACCACAGCGTAAACGCTAAGCGCCGCGCCAGCGATGATGAGACATTGCATAAGATAGTAAAGCATTTGGTTACCTTTCCCTCAGTTGGTTCCCGATAGCTACCCGCACATTGTTCGGGTTGCAACATACAATAGCAACCGACTTGGCACAAACATACAACCAGCTTGGTATCACATCTCAATGTGAGCCGATGCCCTAATTATTTATTTATAGCCGAACAATGTGCGGGTTTAACATGGTGGAGAGACGCGACCGGCACATTGTTCCGGTTGCGCCTCTGCACCCTTTGCTCGCTCTCTAATATACTGTTACAGTCCCAAACCCGCAGAAATGCGTGCTTTTTTGCGTATGGGCGGGGGGTGGCATTTAATTTTTACCCCCCCCCGGCCCCGGCTTGCGCGGGGGGCGTGTGCGTATAACCTGACAGACACCGAAATGTGACCCCCACCCCCGGTACTTCCTTGGCTTTCCGCCCCATCTCCAAAAAAATTTTAGAACTTTTTGCTTGCCAAGTTGTAACAATAGAGTGTAACAGCGTCTCACCACAAAAAACGGGAGAAATACGTTGGCTGTTTATGGTTACACCCGCGTCTCGACGGAAGATCAAATCGAGAATACGTCTCTTGAGGATCAGGCACGCCAAATAAAAGGCATCGCCCTAACGCATAATCTGGAACTAGACCACATCTATGAAGAGCGCGGCGTGTCTGGTGGCGTTCCATTGCTGCGCCGAGAAGAAGGCTGCAAGCTGGCGTTCCTCCGGCCCGGAGATACAGTCATAATCTCCAAGCTGGACCGTATGTTCAGGGACGCACGGGACGCACTAAACGTGATTGCCGATTGGGATACCGCGAACATTAACCTCATCATCAACGGTTATGGCAATGTGACCGACAAGGCGAACCCGAACGGAAGGTTTATGCTAGAGATCATGGCCGTGTTCAGTGGTGAAGAGCGCCGACGCATTCGTGAGCGCGTCACAGCCGGGAAACGGGCCAAGGCCGCGCAGGGCGGATATGTTGGCGGCAAGGTTCCATTCGGCTACAGTAAGTTGGGCGCTGGCCGGAAGGCCAAGCTGAAGCCCGATCCAAATGAGCAGGACGCAATGATTACGATGAAAGCCGCACGCGTTAAAGGCCATAGCTACCGCGATATTGCTATTATCGTAGCAAAGCGTCATGGTATCACGGTTAGTCACCAGACAGTCGCACGCGTAATCCGGGGAGATAAGAATGACCAAATCTGAGCCGAACTTCTTTCTGGAGTTCCTAAAGAAGTATCGTGACGACCCTGTTGGCTTTGTGCGGGACATCCTGCGAACGAAGCCAGACCCGTGGCAGATCAAGTTCCTTGAGGCCATTCGGGATGGCAACCGCCGTATCTCCGTCCGCTCCGGCCACGGCGTAGGCAAATCGACTGCCGCCTCGTGGGCCATGCTGCATTACTTCCTTACCCGCTACCCGGTGAAGGTTGTCGTGACCGCGCCGACATCTGCACAGTTGTTCGACGCGATGTTCGCGGAACTGAAGCGATGGGTGAATGAACTACCGGAAGTCTTGAAAGTTCTGATCGAAGTCAAGGCAGACCGCATTGAATTGAAAGCAGCGCCAAGTGAAGCATTTATCTCAGCGCGCACTAGCCGCGCCGAAACGCCGGAAGCGTTACAAGGCATCCACGCCGATAACGTATTGCTTGTGGCCGACGAAGCCTCAGGTATTCCAGAAAGCGTGTTTGAGGCCGCCTCCGGTTCTATGTCGGGTCATAACGCTACGACGCTCCTACTTGGCAACCCAACGCGAAATAGCGGTCTATTTTACGATACCCACAACCGCCTTAAAGGGGAATGGAAGACATTCCACGTTAGCTGCGTTGACAGCCCGCGTGTCTCGGAAGCTTTCGTCCGTGAGATGCAACTCCGCTACGGAGAAGACAGTCCGGCATATCACGTACGTGTTCTCGGCAACTTCCCACCGCGAGAAGAAGATACGGTCATTCCTGTTGAACTTATCGACGGAGCGATGAACCGAGAGATCAAGATCGCCAAGCAGACGCGAAGTGTGTGGGGTCTTGACGTGGCCCGCATGGGTTCGGACAGCAGCGCGTTGGCTAAGCGTCGCGGGCCGGTTGTCGAAGAGATACAGACTTGGAAAGGTCTGGACCTGATGCAACTTACCGGCGCAGTGGTCGCTGAGTATGAGGCGTTGCCGCCATCAGAGCAGCCGACGGAGATACTTGTTGATAGCATCGGGCTTGGTGCTGGCGTGTTGGACCGTCTGCGCGAATTGGGTCTACCAGCACGAGGGATCAACGTCGCTGAAAGTCCGGCGCTGAAAGGAACTTACGCCAACCTACGCGCCGAATTGTGGTTCAAGTGCAAAGCGTGGCTGGCGAACCGCGATGTGAAGATACCGAAGGATGAGCAGTTGTTCGCCGAGTTGGCGTCGCCGCGTTACTCGTTCACGTCGTCCGGCAAGATGCAAGTCGAGAGCAAGGAAAGCATGAAGAAGCGCGGCCTTCCTTCGCCGGATAAAGCGGACGCTCTTTGCCTGTGTCTGGCGACAGACCTGTCAACTATAATGCACGGATATTCGATGGCGAATAAAACAGGTCCGCTGCGCCGTAATATACGCGGAGTTGTTTGACAGATTTAGAAGATGTGTTATATTTATTTTGTTGCACAAGTTTTCCTCTCCCTCCTTGTGTAACGTACCTGAACTTGGGGCAGCGAGGCTTATAGCCGGTAATAGCGCCGTGTAGTGCTGGACATCACTACCCACCGTCGCCGCCGCCCCATCTTTTTACTTAAACTTTACATAACCCCATACTTTGGTGTATACTTATCCACAGGGATGGGGGTTTCCTGCATGAAGACTTGTAGAGGATGCGGCGAAGTAAAGCCGCTAGATGAATTTGACATAGGTCGAGGTAAATGCAAGCCATGCCGCCGCGCAATACAGCGGGCCTATCGTAATTCACGTCCCGGCTATCACCGCAACCACAACTTAAAACAACGCTATGGCATCACGCCGGAAGAGTATGAAAGCATACTCGCCGCGCAGAATTTCATGTGCGCGATTTGTGAGGTAGAAATATCTCACGCTTTAGAGTATAAGACTGGCAGGACTGTCGCGGTTGACCACAATCATGAAACGGGTGAAATTCGCGGCATACTTTGTTCTAAGTGTAATTTGGTTCTCGGCCACGCAAGAGAAAGCACCGAT